GATTCTGCGTTTCGGCGCGTTGCAGTACACCGTCTCGAACGTGGCTTTCGCCTTCACGAACCCCGGCGATGCTGCCGACAGCAACATCGACGTCGGGCATCTCGGACAGTCTGCCGGCGAGCAACTTGCCACCCTGGCACGGCCGCTCGTCGTGCCGGCGGATGACGGAGGCTCAGGCCGTAACATCACGTTCGACTACATCGGCAAGAGCATCCTGCTTGATGGTTCCACGGGGACCGTCTTCATCGCAATCGGCAGCACGGCCCTCATCGGTTCGACGGCCGCTGGCGGCACTGCGTTCTTCGCGACGGTCGCCAGCTCGACGTTGACGCTCGCGACCAACGATGCAGTGCGCGGGCAGGGTGTGCTGACGCTCGTGCGGACGGCTGCGTTGACCTAGTCGCAGGGGGCCACATGGCGATCCCCTGTCAGGGCGTGACGTTCACCTGGGGCGGTCAGACGCTGTCCGAGGTGCAGGAGTTGGAAGTAGACCTTCAACGCGGCCTGCCGCTCGGTCGTACCGTCATCTGGACGGCGAGCCCCGGCGAAGTGCGGCTGCTCGGGTTCTCAATCGCGAACCTTCCCGACAGCGAGTACGGCAAGCGAAAGCGGCTGACGATCCAGTGCATGTCTGCCACGGCCGGCGGTTCGCTCGTGACGCTCTTCGATGCTGACTGCATCTACCGCGACACGAACACCCGCGCGAACGCGAATGACGCCGTGAGGTTTGCCCATACGTTTATGGTGATGGATACGCTCGATGCACCGAGCAACCCATAGGAGACAGGCTGAAATGGCACTAACGGCAGACCAGATTCTCGCGGCGGATGACATGGGCTTGAAGAAGGTGCCGGTCCCCGAGTGGGGCGGCGATGTCTACATCCGCGTCATGACCGTGGGCGAGCGCGACGAGTACGAGCGGATGTGGATTGGTCAGCGAGACAAAGGCATCGAGAACTTCCGCACGCAGTACCTGTCGCGGGTGCTGTGCGACGAGAAGGGCGAGTTGCTGTTCACGCGCGACAAGACGGCGGCTCTTGCGAAGAAGAGCGGGGCGGTGATGGGCCGGCTCTTTGATGAAGCGATGAAACACAACAAGATGACCGAGGAGGATGTGCAGGAGTTGGGAAAGTCCTGAACGCGAGCCCGACGCGGCGATTCATCGTCGCGTTGTCTCGCGAGCTCAGAATGACCCAGGGCGAACTATGTCAGCGGATGACATCGGTAGAACTCAGCGAGCACATCGCCTACACGCGATGGTTCGCGGCCCTGCCGGATTCGTGGCGAGAGACGGGATTGTTGGCGGCGGTGCTCCTGGCCCCGCACACTGAGAAAGGTAAGCGACCAAAACCCGAGGATTTCGTGCCGGTGGAAAAGCCACCGCAGCATCAGTCGCAGGATCTGGCGGCGTTGCTGGAACTGCGGAAAGCACTCGGGATGGGCGATGTGAACGATGGCTAACCTGCTCTCTCTCGCCGCGAAAATCAACGCTGACGCGTCGGGCTTCAAGCTTGACCCGGTGCAGAAGGCGTTGCGTGCGCTGGGCGAAGAAACTGACAAGGTCTCCAGCATCTTCGACAAGTTCACGGCCACGAGCGAGGCAGCCGCGAAGGCTCAGGCCGATACAGAGAAGGCACTCAATGACCTGATCGCGGCAAGAAAAGCAGGTACTATTTCAGGCGATGAGTTTGTTGAGAGCTTTCGCGCCGTACAAGAGGCTGCAACGCAACAGGCTGCCGCTTTTCAGCGTGGCATCGACATCACGCAAAAGTACGTGACTGAAGAGGAGAGGCGCGCCGCTTCGATTGCGGAACTCGACGCTCTCCTGAACGCTGGTGCGATTAGCGAAGAGACATACTCGCGGGCCGTCGCTGACGCCAGCGGAGCAAACGCCGCTGCGGCAGAGGCTGAGAAGCAGCGAGTGCAGGCTTTGGCTGAGGCAGAGACCCAGCGAAAAGCCGTTCTCTCGGAAGGCGTTCAGTTAGCCCAGAGGTTTGCGACTGAAGAAGAGAAGCGGTCGGCCAGTTTGCAACGCATTCAAGAGTTGCTTGACCAAGGGGCGATCAGCGAAGAAATCGCCTCGCGCGCGAGGGCTGACGCCAGCGGTACAAACGCTGCTGCGGCAAGGGCGGAGAAAGAGCGAGCCGACGCACTGGCCGCAGCCTCTCGAATCATTGAGGCGAACCTGACTCCGCAGGAGCGATACGACACCCAGATTCAAGAACTGCAGGGGCATCTAGACGCAGGGCGTTTGAGCCAAGAGCAGTTCAATCGTGCAGCCGCTCGGGCCCAGCAAGACCTGGATAGAGTTGGTCAATCCGCAAGCAAGACCGACAAGAACATTGAGTCTCTGACCAAGAACGTCCGTCTGCTGTCGCTTATTGAAGTTGGGCGTTTGATTGTTGACGGCATCCAAGCTATCAGCAACGTCATCACGAGTGTGATTGGCAACATCTCGTCTTTCGTTTCCAGCATCGCTAACTCTTTCGACCAGTTCAACGACCTTTCCGCCCGCACGGGCATCGGCGTTGAAGCCCTCCAGGGCTACTCGCTCGCGGCCAAGTTGGCGGGCGTTGATACCGCGGAGTTCGGTTCAGCCGTGCAGCGGTTGTCTGTGACAATCGGCAAGGCGACGCCGGGCGACAATCTCGACAAGTCGCTCAAGGCAATCAATCTCTCGGTCGCTCAACTGCGAGGGCTAGCCCCTGAGCAGCAGTTCTCGGCGATTGGCGAAGCAATCTCCGGGCTTCCGACTGCCGCCGACCGGGCCGCGGCTGCCGTGGAAATCTTTGGCAAACAGGGGGCCGCACTGGCTCCGCTCTTCCGCGAGGGGGCCGCGAGCATTGAAGAGTTGCGAGACCGTGCCGAGCGGCTCGGTATCATCGTTGACGAGACGCAACTCAACAACATCGGCGCGATGAATGATGCGTTCGACTTGGCACGGGCTACCGTCGAAGGCATAGCCGGGCAGGTGATTGGCAACCTTGCCCCTGCCGTCACGGCCGTGGTTGATCAGTTCCTTCTGTTCATTGAAGAGTTCACTGGGGCCGAGGGCTCTGGTGGAACCGGCATCGCCAATGCCATCAGCAAGGTGCTGTTTGATGGGGCCGAGTTCCTGACGGGCGTCTTCGATTCGTTTGTCGCGGACTTCTCTGGCTTTTCTGGCAGCCTGCAATCGGCTGCTGATGTGTTTGCGGTTGTTGGAAATGTGCTGGTCGGCATCAGCGAGGGGCTGCGGACGATTTTCAATGTGTTTGAGATTGCGGGCAATGCACTCATCATCGGTCTCGGGAAGGTGCTCGAGGGGCTGGGTGCTTGGGTTAGCTCTGACCTTGAGCAGTTTGGGCGCGACTTGCAGGCTTCGGGCCAGGCGGCAGTGGAGAGAAACAGTCGGGAGCTTGAGGCTGCCGCGACGAACGCAGCCAACGCGTTCACGGGGGCACTCACTGGCGGTGCCGGCTCTGCCGTGGCGGCCGGCGAAGGGACTGCATCGCAGTTCCTTCAAGGGGCGAGGCAGCGTTTTGAGCAATCCCAGGCTCCCGAGTTCAAGGTCACGACGAATCTCGAAACAACGGGCGAGCGTCTGACCGCGTTCATCGACACGGTTGGAGAAGGTGCGGACAAGTTCTACCTCGACTCGGTCAAGACGCTTGAGGTTTTCAAGCAGCAGGCCGCGGCCGGCGAGTTGACCGCCGGCCAGATTGAGGTGATGAACGGGTTTGCGGAGCAGCTTAACGGGAAACTAGATGCCGAGATTGCCAAGCGGCAGGAAGCGGCTGAGGCGGCTGCGAAGCAGGTGGAAGAGGTCGACAAGATTGTGGCATCTAGCCTTGAGCAGTTGCGGGTCGAACAGCAGTTTGGCGGGGACTCGCAGCGAGCGAAAGCTGCCGACAACCTGCTGAAAATCCAAGAAGAGCAGGCCCGCGTTGAAGAACAGATCCGGCTTGCTCGCGAGGCTGGCGATCAATCATCAGTTGACGCTTTGGCTCGAAGGCTTGCCAATCTCGACCAAGTGGCGCAGCGAGAGGGTGACATAGCGAGCGGCAAAGCCAAGAAAGACAAAGAGGATGCTGACCGCATTAAGAAACTGAACGACGATATAGCATCTAGGCAGGAGCAACTGAGCAACCGCCAGTTCGAGATCGAGCTAGAGCGTGCCCAAGAACTCGCCACCGTTCGCACGGGCTCCATCGAAATCAACGACATCCGCGACGGCGGCATCTCTGCGTTCTTCGACACGCTCAAGGAAGACCCGGCGATTGCCGAGGCGAAGAAGCAGACGAAGGAGCTCGAGAAAGTTCGCAAAGAGATCGCCAAGCTCAACGCCGAGAAGGTTGACATCCTCACGGGGACCGGCTAATGAGCGTTCACTCCTGGCGTGAGCTGCCGCGAACCGCGACGCACCTGTTCGGCTCCTCGCCCGAGTACGAGCGACGTTTCATCGCGACGCTGAACAACCCGGACACGACCGCCGCGATTGTGGCGAACGCGATTGGCGCGACACACTACTCGTCGCACCCTGAGTACGCGTATGCCATCTGCTACGACCTTGAATACAACGAAGCGTTTGAGGGAAATCGGTATTGGGTGGAACTCGTCGCCCGCTACAAGATTCCCGATGCGACGCAACTGGACGGCAATCTCCTGCCGTGGTTGCGGCCCGACATCTGGAAGTTCCAGACGCAAGGCGTCGGCGTGCCGGCGTTGACCTATTACGATGGCTCCACTCAGAAGCCGCTCACGAACTCCGCGGGCGACTACTTCGAGGGACTGACTGTTGACGAGGCCCAGCAGAAAATCACCATCACGAGCAACCGCCAGCAGTTCCCCTCTACGCTGGCGGCAGCGGTGACGAACTGCGTCAATGACGGCTTGTACCTCGGGTTCGCTCAGGATTGCGTGAAGGTGCAGGGCATCTCGGGCGAGCAGGCGACCGAGCAGGTGAACGGGCAAGAGGTGCGGTACTGGAAAATCACGAGCGAACTTCTGGGGCGGCAGACCGGGTGGAATCTGCTCTTGCCTGACGTGGGCTTCAACTACATCCAAAGCGGCACGAAGAAACGCGCCGACGTACAAGGCCCGGATGGCGAGATGGTTGCGTCCGCGAATCCTATCGCCCTCAACGGCAGCGGTGGCAAACAAACGGGTGACACGCTGCCCGCCATTCTTACGCGTCGTGTTTACAAGCGCATCACAATGAGCAGTTACTTCGGCACTCCGCCGAGCTAGGAGCAACCATGCCAGACATTTCCTACAGCGTCAGCGTGAACGTCAACGCTGGCAACCTGAGCAGCAACCTCATCGCATCGAACGTGACGAGCGACTTTGCGACTGCGGGCTTTCTGGCTCTCACGCTCAACGTGGGCACGGCGACCTCCGCAATCAACACCGCCTCGGCTGTGACTCTAGGGCTCGCGTTCGCCCGGTCGCTCAACACGACCAGCACGCATACCGTCTCGTTTGGCCGGCTGAGCGGAACCACGCTCTTCGAGACCGCGCGGCTCAAGGGCGGCGATGCCGCGGTGCTGCGGCTCGCTCCTGGGAACTACGCGGCGAAGAGCTCCGCGGAGGGCGGGCGGCTATTGCTGCAGATCCTTGAGGAGTGAGCCGTGTCTACTGCTCGCGTCGATTTTACTCGCGGTGCGGCCGAGCGGATTGCTGCGGTCGTGCGCCGCGTTGAGCAGGGCGACCGTGACGGGACACCGCTGACGTTTACTCGCGTGGACACGCCAGCCGGCACCATGAGGATCGTCGCGTTTACGGGCGCATGGGGCAAGTCAACGCTCAAAACAGTGACGATTGATCCGACAACGGCGACGATGACAGTGAGTAACATTTTTGCCAGCATTTCCAGTTCAAACTGCTCGCGGAAAGGGGCCGCGGCCAGGATTGGCGAAACGTGGTATCTCATTAGCGCAGAGGGGGGCTAAGTGTTTGTCAACCTGCAACAACAGTTCATTGCGTCTCATCCCGGCTTGTCTAACCCTCTTTGCATAACGGTCGGATTCTCAGGGCTAGAAAATGATTTTGACTCGTCGACTTCGCACGCAGGCGGCGCGGAGTGGTCAACTAACCTCGGCACTTTTGCCGAAAGCACGCCGCTCATTCCGCATCAGGTCGAGGCCGTGCAAAACGCTCGCGGCATCTTCGATGAAAACGGCGACGGCGTGGTGACTTACGGAGGCCGTGGCTTTGCTGTCCCGGCTAGAGTGGAACCGGAGGTGCTGGCGTATGGGACTGGCCCTAAAGGCACGAATCGCTCTGGGGGTCAGGGGGGGCAGTTTGCGATTACTTTAGAGCCAGTTGCCAACCAAACTGATCCGGCATGGACTAGCCACTGGCGTGTCGCATCAGCGACGGCGACGGCGGGAGTTGGCTCCGGGTACTCTTCGTCGTCGGGAGGACTTAGGGCCATAGCGGTCGGAGGTAGCGTTTGTGCCTCTCCGGCTACCATGACCATCGGAGTCACTAGGGGGCAGCCTAAAATCACGGCGCGCCCGAATACAGAGGCGTGCAACTGCAACGGCTCGGGGGCTGCGTTTGCGCTAACGTACACGCAATCTGGCTCTGGAGGATCTGCGACGTGGGCTGTGTCTTCTATTCAGGTTCTTGACGGGGGCAACGGCTATCCGGCGAGCGGCTCACTCGCGTTTACGGCAGGAATCGACGGAGTTGGGTCACTGCCTGCGGCTACGTTTCAAGCTACGGCAGGAGTCATTACTTCTGTCTCTGTGACTGCGGGAGGCGCGGCTTACACTGACGGCGTGCCGACCGGAACCGTGACCGTTAGCAACACGGCACGCGGAGCGTACTACAAGGAGGATCGCAGCCTGCCCGCGTTCACCTACAGTCAATACTCGTCTCAGTACAACCTCGTCGTAGACGCCGATCTCGACAGCGACACATTCGGGCAGGTGACACAGGGGCCGCCACAAGGGGGAGACGGGCCTCCCTACGAATGTCGCAACGGCTGCTTGGCTTCATATAACGACCGCGAGTACCTGCTATGCACGATCAAAGATGCCTTTGGTGTTCACGAGAGCGAAGCTGCGGTACGTCTATGCCTTTTTTCGCGATGGGGGTCTGGCGGAGATGTTCGCATTGTCATTCCGGAAGGCTACGACAACGAGCCAACAGGCATCACGCAAGTCAACGTCCAAGCCGCGGGGTCTGAGTACGCCTTGCGGGGAAGGTCGCAGCCGACGCCTACTTTTTCGTGTTCGCCCGGCTCTGGGGCATCATTTGCTGCGACACTTGAGCAAATCACTGACTCCAGCGGGCAGCCCCGTTGGCAGGTCGCAAACCTTTCCGTCACTGGCGGCAGCGGCTATCAGGATCGCAGCAATGTTTTTACGGTTTCTGGAGCGAGTTCTTACAACGGCGGAGATGGAGCGGTTGGCCAACTCAACACGAAGCGAATCGCCCCCACGCTGTCGGCTACTCCATGCCAAGGCAGCGGCAGCGGGGCGTCGCTATCTGCGCAACTGACTCCCACTGAATCTGATCTGCCAGTGTGGAGCGTATCTTCTGTCACGGTGACAAATGGCGGGAGCGGCTACGAGCCAGGTCAGCCAATCACGTTTTCGGTAACGTCTCCAAGCACTCAAACGGTTGCGGCGGCGTGCGCGTATTGCGTGGTCAACGAGTCAGGAGCCATTAAGTCTGTCGTGGTCGTAGCTGGCAAGCAGGGCGAGTATTATCGCCACACGGACGAGCCTCACAGCGTGTCTTTTGACATTTCAGGCACAAGTCGCGGCGAGTTTTGGCTGAATGATGACACGCAGCCAGCAGCCGTAGAGCTCGAGATCAAGGTCGCGCAGAACGAATGGTTCTCCCAAGGGTCAGGCGCGGTCATCGTTGCGAACGTGGAGACAAATCCTAGCAGCGGCAACTTCGGCAAGATTGTTTCTGCAAGCATCCAGCAGTCAGGCAGCGACTACAGACTGCGGTCGGCGTTTAGATACAACAGCGCCGGATTCGATGCCAGATTATTGCCAACGCGACACAATAGTAGCCCGGTGGCTAATGCGTTTCGGCTAGCGCCGTTTTCTGAAACTGAAGCTAGCATTGCATACAGCAATGGTCAAAGCATTATCGGCGACACCGTAGACACCATTCAGGCGCGCCTCACGGCCCCTGATTGCAACGGAGTCAGACGGGCCGAAGTCATACTTAGCGAAGATGGCTACGACCTTGATCAAGGCATAAGAACCGGCGTCAAGCCTTGCCGTCGAGCCTTTGTCGGCGAGGGCAGCGGCAGCACTATTGAACTATCGGCGGTCGATCAACTGCCAGGAACAGCGTTTATAAGACTCGAAGGCGACGGCGGCGATGCTGACACGTTCGCGAATGTTTCCTCGCTAGAGCGCAACTGCGACGGGAGGAGAGAGGATGACTGCAACATTTGCAGACCGCCGCTGCTGCGAACCGAAGGCTCGGGCATCGCGTCGCCTAGCGACCGCATCCCTCGGCTGTACCCGATAGTTGGAGGATGCAATCCGCAAGATCCCAACGACCCGCCGGCACAGCAGGCTCCGGCGTACTGGGCAAACTTGGACAACAGCGGGGATGTTGTGTCGTGGTACAAGGTCTGCGGAGAGTGTCCTCCAGGGTACGACGAAGTCGCGCCTACGCAGCCCACCTCCATCGACGCGCGCACGTTGTGCGAATGCTACTCGGAAGGCTTTTGTTTCTGGAGGCCTGTGTGGGACGACAATATACAGCCGGCAGGAGCGGTGAACTGCGGTGATGGCACTGTTGAGTTTGACAAATCAACCTGCGAAAACCCGCTCCCATGATTTCCTGCCGCCTGTCACACCTTGAAGCCCGTTGCCACGAGCGTGGCTACACGCTCGACGAGGTGCGGGCCTGCATCGTCAGCGAGGACGGCGACCGCATCACCGTAGACGAGACGCACCCGGCGTACCCGCGTCACCAGAAGCCGGGCCTGACGCTGCTCCAGAGAGCCGCCAACTTTGCTTCGTCTGCCGCGAAGCACGTCGCTGCCGGAATGCCGCAGGCGACCAGCGAGGAAGTGGCTGGCCGGTTTGCGATCTGTCAGACGTGCGAACACTTTGACGGCAAGGCGTGCCGGAAGTGCGGATGCCCGGTCGTGCGGGAGCGGAAGTTCTTGTCGAAGCTCTCTTGGGCAAACGAGAAATGCCCTGTCGGCAAGTGGTGAGTTGACAACCTCGCCACACTACAACCGAAAGGGAAGCCGATGCCCGAGGACCACGATGTCACTATCGACGGCAAGCGGTGGCTGCTGCGATTCACCAAGCTGCAGGGCGACGCCGCCGGGTGGACTTACTTCGACAACGCCAAGCGACCTCGCATCCTGATTGACGAGCGGCTTCGCGGCGGCACGAGGCTCGAGACGATCCTGCACGAGCTCGCCCATGCCGTGCTCGGGCCCACGATCAGCGAGGAGTCGATCACTGAGTTGGCCAAGGTTCAGCGGCGGGTGCTGGTCAGCCTGGGATACAGGGAGGTGGACTGATGGCGGGTGACGTTATTACCGAGATGGCGAAGAAGCTCGCGCAGACGCATCCTGACGCGCCGGCCCGGACGCTCGCGCGGCGGTTGGTCACAGAGTCCAACGGTGCCATCACGCTTGACCAGGCCCGCAAACGGCTCCAGCGGCAGTTCGGCGTCAACGGCAAGCATCACCGCAAGACGGTCAAGCCCGTCGCGCCCCGTGCCCAACGTCAGGCAGGCGCGGTGTTTACCATGCCGCCGTCTCTCGCTGAGCCCTGGGCTCCCCACGTCATGAACGTGCTCGGCCCGGTCGGCATCATGAGCGATGTCCACGTGCCGTACCACTCCGAGATCGCAGTCCAAGCGGCGGTCGAGTTCCTCAAGACGCAGAGCCTCGCGGGCCTGTTGCTCAACGGCGACATCGCGGACTTCTACGCGATCTCGCGGTACATGAAAGATCCGAAACAGCGAGACTTCAAAGGCGAGCTGGAAGCGGTGCGGTCGTTTCTCGGTTGGATTCGCAGCGAGTTCCACGGCATCCCAATTGTGATGAAGGCCGGCAATCACGAGGAGCGTTGGCAGCATTGGCTCTGGCAGCACGCCGCCGAGATCAGCGACGATCCGATGATGAGCCTCACCGCCTGGCTCAAGCTCGGCGACCACGACATCACGCTCGTCGAGGATCAGCGGCCGGTGATGCTCGGCAAGCTACCGGTGCTGCACGGACACGAGCTGCCGAAGGGGCTCGCGAGCCCGGTCAACGTGGCTCGCGGGGCGTTCCTGCGAACGCTCTCGACATGCCTGGTAGGACATAGCCACAAGACAAGCAACCATGCCGAGAGCGACATGTGGCACCACGAGACGGCTTGCTGGTCAACCGGATGCCTGTGCGACTTGCGGCCCGACTACGCAGTTATCAACCGCTGGAACCACGGCTTCGCGGTAGCGACGGTGCATAAGGGCGGGCAGTTCGATGTGCACAACTATCGTGTGATGAGTGACGGGGCGGTACGATCCGCATAACGAAAGGGAGACGATGACAGCGACACTTGAAGCGGCAAACGAGGCGATGCGAGCAGCGGTAGCAGAGCGGTTAGCGGCGACGGCCCCGGGCGACGAGAAACTGATCGGCTACAGCCCGGAGCAGCAGCAGGCCGCGGCGGATTTCGTTGACGCGTTCAAGGAGTTCTGCGCGGTCAAACATGACGAAGCTGTAGACCGCACGCATCCCAGCAGCCAGGCGTTCATCGCTCTGCTCGACGAGATGCGGGCTCTGCATGAGAGCAAGAGCCGGGACTACGGCTCAGAGGACGACCCGCTCGCGAACATCCGGCAGGGCGCGGACTTCGTCAACATCGAGGCATGGCGCGGCTGCATGGTGCGGATCGCGGACAAGGTGCAGCGATTGAGGACGTACTGCCGCACGGGCCGGCTCGTCCATGAGGGTGTGCGTGATACGCTGCTCGACCTGAGTGCGTATAGCCTGCTGGCTATCGTGCTTTTCGACGAGGGACAACGTGATGCCTGACATTCGCCCGCCGCTGACGGCCGACGACTTGGTGCGGATGGAGCACCGCGCACGCCAGTTCCAAGGGGCGTGGACCGGCACGGCCGGCACGCTGGCCGCCGACGTGATGCGGCTGCTCTACGAGCGGCTGCGGTTGCTTGAGCTGCTGGCCGAGGCTACGACGAAACATTGAGCCGGGCGGCGGGTCGAGCGGCGGGGTTTCCTCCCTTTCCCCCGCCGCTCCCCGTCTCCCGCTCAAGTGGCGTCGCCCGTGGGCGAGCCCGCCCGCCCCGGTGGTGACGCTGGGGCGGGTCTATTCCTGCCCGGCCGACCA